TTCATAACCAGCCTTATCATTTAATATAAGTTCTAATAAATTAGTTACATATTCTTCATGAAATGTTGATTTATCTTGTCTTATTTCTTCATATATTTTTTTTACTTTCTTAGTAAACGCATCTAAAGGAATAACTGTTTTTTGATAACCTTTTTCTCCTGGCATTCTCCCTTCCGAATCAACTATCTCTCTCTCTTCGAAACCTATAAGATTTCCTTGTTTATCAAATTTTATATCTACACCAAATTTCTCTACTAAAATAGGTGATAAAGCTTGCATTAGTTTATCATTAATTATTCTAGCTTGCTCTTTACTTAAGTTTAAATCTTTTACAAACTTTTTATTCATTAAAACATGATATATCTCATGCGGCATTGTTCCTGGTTGTACTTTTCTTAAATCTAATGTAATTATATCCCATTCTCCTGTTTCTGGATTTTTATCTACTTTCGCGACACGGCCACCAGTTAGTTTTCTTTTAACTCCTCCAGCGTCTCTATAATAACCATCTTTAGTTAATGTTAATTCAAACGGAGTTTTTCCTTCGTTTTTAGGATCTCTTTTAAATCTTTTTGCAAATCTATTATAATCTCTATTAAATTTTCTTTCTAAGAAATTTATATCTGTGTAAGCTTGAGCACTTATAATTGTATTTATTTGAGTATTAGCTAACGCAGCTAGTTCATCGTACTTGTGATATCCTCTCGCGGCGTTACCTTTATCAGGTATACTTTTAGTTTCTTTATAAGTAGTTATATACCCTTCTTCATGAGGTTTTCTACCGTTAGCATCTTTTATTTTTCTTTTACCTTTTGTTACGATTAAATATTCATCTCTTTTTTTAATCATATTATCCCTAAACTTCTTTTTTTGCTTCAAACCAAAGATAAAATCTGGTCTCTTCATATGCGTTAATCCTAAAACTGCAAATTGTAATGTTTCTACAAAAGCATGTCCTCCCCATTTTTCCCAACCACTATAATGTTCATCAAGAAAAGTTGTAAAATCTCTATATCCCATAGCATCCATTATTGACGCGTTTAAAGTTGAAGCTGCCTCAGAACCGGCTAATCCCCCAATACCAGCTAAAGCAAATCTTTCTAAAAAAACATTACCAATTCCAGGAGCATAATTACCTACAACTTTACTTGATACACCTTTCCAACCAATTGATGGGATTCTTGTTTGATAAACATTTCCCATAAGTTTCCAATCGATACCTGTTTTTGAGAATCTAAAAGGTGTTAACCATCTCGCGGCGCTTCCACCTAAATAGAATCCAAATCCAGTTCCATCGCCCATGTCAACTCCAAAAATAGGATCCATTAATTGCATTTTACCTTCTTCTAAAATAGCACCTATTAAAACAGCTCCAGCTTGACTCGCAAAACCCCCAGCAACCTTAGTAATACCTTTTGCTTTTTTAAACGCTTTTACTGACATACCAGCCGCTTTAGCCGCGTTCATCATTTGGAATTTAGACATTCTTTGACCAGCCTTAAACCCTTTTCCTCCTACTTTAGCAACATATACTACTTTTCTCATGTTACCTAGTAATCTTGTTAAACCAACATAACTAGAAACTCCTCCTGTAACAGCGCCAAGAAGTGCAAACTCAGCTATCATAGGTGTAAAACTACCCATACCATAAGCAAATTTTTCTTGCCAATCCATTTCTAAATTGTCTTGCTGGTATTTAGAAAGACCTCCAAAGTGAAGATCTTTTCTATCAGGATATAATAGTTGTGTTATACCATTTATTTCATTTATTAAATCACCACCTGTTTGGATTCTGGCATCAACATCTAAACTATAATTATGAATTTGTGCTTCAGCAGTTTGAAAGTTACCAGGCATCATTAATGCAACACCTTTAAAATATAAATCCCCCTTATCTCTTTCCATAAAACCAGGATCCACATTCATATGTAATAATTTCCAAGCCTCTGATTGAACAGCCATGTCTTTTCTATCTATTCTATACGCATCTAAAGATTCCATAAGGAATTGAAACTCTGGACTAGCCTCCCCATCCCAATATTGAGTACCAGGATCATCATCAAAATAATACCCCGTTTGTGCATCACCCTCTATATGTAAACTCCATTTACCACCTCCTTTTTTTTCACCTTCTACACCAACTTCTCCTGGTCCCCAAAACAAATCCGATTTTTGCAAATAAGATTCTGGATTCCTGTTAAAAGTCTCAATAGACTCGTTATCTTCAAAGTCATAACGCACGTTCAAATTCATTAATAACATGTCATCACCACTAAGTTGCATCTCTCCTAGTGTAGCTATACTATTTCCTTTAACTTTAAAGTTGTCTTTATATCCAAACACCCAAACATCACTATCAGTTCTATTGTCTTTTGTTTTTATAACAACTCCTTTGTTTACTAAAGTTTTCCATTCTTCAGAACTAGCGTCTTTTGGAACAATAAACATCTTTTCTATTGAAGCAAATTCTTTAGTGTTCGCATCCCAATACTTGTGTCTTCCTTGCTTTGTTGTTACTATATCGTTTAACAAGTATGTATTACCATCATCATCTGTCCATGTTAATTTCATAGGTTGTTGAATAGTACCACCACGTAATGCCCTAGGCACTAAATACATTTCTAATCCAACAAATGGTCTTTGTCCAGCGGATGTTTCTGCAGATTGATTACTTCCAACTAACATATCAGGACGGCCACCTAAATAATTAGCATTAGGATATTTTTTCTTATAATTCTTATTGTTTAAATTAAATGTTAATGTTATATTGTTTTTAGTAGCCAATGTATTGTGAAAATTATAATCTTCAAGATGCAAATCAAAAGCTACTCTTGTTTTATCCCAATCATTAGTAGGTAATCCTTCGCTATCAACTAAATATGAATTTAATAACATATTATAATGAATATCTACGTCTTGACCAAAGTCAACTATATTACCACTTGCTAAACCACTATCTTTATCTTCTTTTGATATTTTTTCAGGGTTTACTCTATTACCATTAACATCAAACATAACTCGTCCCTCACCCTTAATATATTTATTAAAGTTTGATAAATATTCTTTTTCTAATGCAGTTGATTTATTTACTAAATTTTTGTATTCTTGACTTTCTACACTACCAATAAATGTAGCAATATCATGATTTAACTTCATTAACTCTTGAAATTGAAGATAGGTTTTTGCTTCTAAACTACCTTCTTTAAAATTTCTATTTTTAAAGTCTTTTTCTAACCCATCTATATATAACTTATAAGCATCTGGATCGGTTGTCAACCTAGTAACTAGCGCTTTTGAAGTTCTCATGATCGAAGTACTAATTTCTGCTTGAACCAACGTGTTCCAAGCCTCGTCAAATACTAAATCTATTTGTCTATCAGTAAGTGAATGCGTGCCCCCACCAACTTTTAAATTATATTCTTCTAAAAAAGCTTTTTGTATATTATCTTTTTTGTCGTAATAATATTTATTAACCGAATTAAATGGATTTTTTTCGGTTCCTGATATTTGACCCATTATTGGTGCGAAATTCTCATTAATATAATCAACACTAAAATTTAATAAATTTTCCTCTAATGATCTTATTACTGTTAGTTCATCATCTTTTATAAGTTGCAACTCATCATCATTCATTGAGTTTTCATTTATAAAATTCTTTATATCTAATTCTGTAACTTTATTACCTTCTAAAACCTCTCCGTTTGGTGCTGTTACTTTTAAATAAGTAGAATCTTCTCCAGTTTCAAACGTAAAACCAGTTTGTTGTTTAGGAAATTTTTCTCTTAAATCATCAATTAATTGTGTTTTATCAACACCTACCTCTCTACCATCTTCTATTGTGTGAAAAGATTTACTATCGAACTCCTCAACATCTCCGTCGTTGTATATAGTTCTAGGTTTTATATCGCCTTGACTATCTATATAGGCTTTAATTTCCTCAAATATAAGTTCATTATTTTTTTCTTTCCAGGCTAAATTAAAAACCTCTCCTTCCCCTTCTTTTTGAGTACCAATTAAAACTTCTACAGAATCTCTTCCAGCTTCAGCCTCTACAAATCTAACTTGACTTTCATCATAATGACTATTAAGAAACTTAACAACATCACCTTCTTGAGTAAAAACAGCAGATGCCGCGTTTAAAAACCCTTCTGTTGTTGGATGTGTTATACTAGGAGTTTTTATAGGGCTATCAACACTTGCTACGTCTACTACCCCTTCATCTACACTTATAGGATCCATTTCAGCAGTAATTAATTTTAAACCTCTATTGGAAATAAACTCTTCTAAAGTCATATTTTCATTAGCAGCAGCTTCTAATAACTCTTCTTCAGTATATGTAAAACCGTTTGGATGTTTATATCTCTTCATTTAATTAGTTTTATGGACGAGGTTTACCCCAATTAGGAGTTTTTCTTAATGTATAAGTGTAATAATCAATATGTGTATCACTTTTTAATAATCCTTTTGCTTCTTTAATTCCATAATTTGGATTCTTAAACTTTTTTATAGTACTATCCCATTCCCAAGTATGTCCGTTATTGTCTATATAAGAACCTGAGTTTGCGTTTACAATATCCATAATATCATCTCTAACTCTATTTGCTTGTGTCCAACTAAATTTAGGTGATTTTTTGCTTTTGTTGTAGGCTTCACGTTCAACAGTAGCACTTATATTGTTTTGATCTGCTGCAACTAAAGAAAGATTTTTTACTAATTGTCTATATTTTTCAGGATTTTTAGCAAAATCTGCTTTCATACCCTCTAACATGCCATAATATTTTTCATTGATTATTATTTCATTTCCACTAGCGTCTGTAATTGTTAATGTTTTATCAATTCCTTCCATAAAATGAGCTGCGTAAGTTTTAGTTACGCCATCTATAGTAATTTCTCCCCCAAAAAATTCATCTCCAAGATCATGATTACTCCAATTATCTACTTGTTCATAAAAAGTTTTTCTGACACTCACTCCTTTTGTACTATTCATATCAAGCATCATTTCACTATAACCTAAATTTGCAGCGTTTTCTATAAATGTATTATAATGATCTCTAGTAACAACTTGACTTTCTCCAGCAAAAAACTCATTAGCTATCATATCATCAAATTTAACAACTTTAATTTCTGGTGTGCTTTTATTGTTATCATGATCAACACTTTTTACAATACCGCTATTTTCATAAACGCTTGGAATAGATCCATCTACTTCAGGTGTATTTGGATCCCAATCTGTTAACGATAAAACGACAAACGCTTCTTCAACACCATCTTCATTTGGTAAATATATTGTAGCATCTGTAATAGCACCTGAAGCTAAAGCGCTACTATGTAATATTTGACTAGATGTACTTTGAGACGCGAAACCAATCTTATCTCCTTTTTCATTTTTTTTATCTCCATTTATTATTAAAGAAACATTTTCAATCATTTCCGTTCTTAGTTTAGACGAGTTCTCAATACTAAGTAATGATCGTTCTATTTGATCTTTTCTTATCTCAGCATCTCTATATTTTTTAGTAAATGGAATTAACATGTTTATTGGATTGTTTAATATCCTATTTTGAGCTTTGTAATCTTCAGCTAAAGCTTCTATTCTACTTACTGCACCAGTATCTCCAAGATCACGTGTTTTATCAAGTAAAGGATTAAATATTTTTCTATGATTAACCCTTGCTTTTCTTTGATGCTCTACAGCATTAAAATATTGTCTAAGAGCAAAATTACCAATTTGTTTCACTATATTTGGAGTATCAGATTCTGATTGTTTAGAAGTTTGTAAACCAGTCATCTGCCCTGCTTTACCCATAGCGGTTATATCTATGACACCTGTAGTTGAGCTTTTCTTTTTTGCCATTCTAAAATATATTTAATAATTTACTTAACCAACCTTTAGTTTTGTAATCCTCTGCTTTTCCTGCTTGTATTTGACCAGAAACTAATGTTAATAAAGCTTGTTGTTGTTGTAATCTTAAATTTCTTTGATCTTCCGCTCCTTTTATACGCATCATTTGTGCTTGTAGCTCACCTTGTCTTTCTAAACCTTGTAATCTACTAGCCTCTTGTTGTGCGAGTCTATTTTGAGTTACTTCTTGTTGTTCTATATTCGCAGATATATCTCTTGATTGTTTTGTTAAAGCATTAGCTATAGCCTGTATGTTAATATCGCCTCCTGATGTTCTTTGAGACTCTAAAGTTGTTGCTAATCCTTCTGCTAACACATCTTTTTGAGCTTCATAACCTTTCATAGCTATTTCACCTTCTTCAAAAACATTCTCCATGTCAGCATATGGGTTAACTATACCTGCGTATAAATTTTCAAACGTATTTGCTGCAAAATCACTTTTTAGTCCAGCGAATTCACTCATCAAACTCCTTGTTTGTGCTGTTGTATAATTTAATCTTTTTAAAGGAGTACCTCTTTCAAGTTTAAGTGGGGTTATTTTTTTTGCCATATTATTGTATTTTATCTTTTTATAATCACAGTTTTTGTGAATTATTTACTACTACTAGTTATTTCAGAGCCTACAGAGAATAGTTCGGCATGTGCTTTAGAATCATTAAAAAATTGAACTTCCATATAGTGTCCTTTTATTCCAGATCTATTTATAGAATTATCTTTAGCGAACATTATTAAATCACCATCTGCAGGAGTTAATATTGTACCACTTGTTAAAAAACCTAAAGTTATTAAGTCTGCATCTTGATCTTCAACTTTTATATAGGGTCCAAATGAATTTGTATCAATTTCTGTAATTACTCCAAATAAAGTAGGCGCTGTACTTGTCCACTCTATACCTTTATCATCACTAGGGGTCGCGTTTAAATAAAAAGCGTAATCTCCTATTTGAGCAGAAACGTTTATTTGTGAATCACTATCAAAATATATTTGTTGTATTGCCATAATTTAAGAGGTTGATGAAGATAATATATTATCTACATCAAAATATATATTTGTGTTAGATAATGGTTGTTTTGTAATTATTATATCTAAAGATACATCTGCTGATTGAGATGTTCCTTGAAGTGTTAAAACTTCTTTATGTCTAAAACTTTGGGCGCTAGAAAGTCTTATTTCTTTACCAGCAAAACTAACAATCGAAGCAACAGAAACGTTTGCATCGCTAACTATACTTGGAGACGTTACTAAAGTAATTCCTTCACCTACTCTTATACCTGTAACATCAGTAAGAACAACGTCTGTACTACTTGATGTTGCCCCATTAACAACTTTTATAGTTGGTTTCAAAGTAACAGATAGTGTTTCTGGCTGTATTCTAACTCCAGAATGCAAACCCATTAATTCCGGGCCATATGCTCTAAATATAATAGGCTCATCATTATCCCAAGAAGCGCTACCACTTAAAGTAACTGTATTTGTAGATCCATTTACATTAGTTATAGTTCTTAAATTAGAATCATATGTACCATCAATTGATGATAATTTCATACCAGGATGTAAACCACTTACACTATCTAACACTAAAGATGTAGCGCTACTACCACTTCCATTAGCAGTATAAGCACTTGTTTGTGTATAAAAATCTCCTATAAGAGGTTGTCTAACTATAGACAAAGCACTACCTGTAATAGCAGCTTGAGCTGTTACTGTCCAATCTATAGATAATCTTTTATTTGTTTCAACAATAGGTGAGTTTGTACTTGTTACATTAGATGGAAAAGAGGAAAAGTCTCCAGATGTATCTGTTGCTAATTGAAAAACCGCGTCTGAATCTACATATTGGCTGATAGTTTGAGAAAATCCTTGAGGCGTCGTAGAATTAGCTATAGTAGACTTTACAGCAATTATTTCAAATGTATATGTATCGTTAGAAGATACACTCGGTATTTCCACGGGTTTTTTAAGTACATGATTTGAAGTAAAATCATATTTAAAATAACTAAAACCAGAAGCGAAAGCATTACTAGTAAAATTATAATAATTACCCGCAGCGTTTTTAACGAATAATCTAATAGAACTATTTTCTGTAGCACTTACAATCACTTTAACGCTATGGCTTCTTTTACTTATGTTACCACTTGGTGTTAAACGTATATTTCTTATTATTCCCTCCATAATTATGGTATTATTTTCTCTCCAATTCCTTGAAAATTAAAGTTTGATAAATCAAAATTGTTTCCTCCTGATTCTTCTATAGAAGTTCCTCTTATATAATTAAACCATTTATCTTCTTTATTTTTAAAATCAAATGGAGAATTAGTTGTATCATAAGAAAATAAACTACTATCTGTAGATATGGTGCCAACATACCAGCCTTCCTTAGATTCCATATTATAGTATTCTCCAAATGAATCCGCTTCTTGGTCTGTTGTTTGTGCTACAATTTTAGATTGTGTTCCATCGTAAGATAATGTTTTGAAATCTTTGACTATTTCAGGAGATTGATTTAAAATAGCCGTTATAGACGAAGCAGTATGGTTGTTATAAAAAACATTTCTGTCAGTATTACTATGATGTTCATATGGTTTTCCATTGTTAAAAGTAAAATATTTACCACTTAAACTAATACCAAATTGCATAGTGTTGAAAGATTTAAAACTAACCCAACCTTTAACTGTCTCGCTAAAACTCACTACCTTATTGTTTACTCCAGCTAAATTATACTCTTGTTTATCGTAATCAAAAGATCCAATTAATGTATTCTCAGGTTTTATATTATCACTAAACCAATCAGACATCCCATAATCAGATATTCTAGTTATTCCGTCTTTAGATAACCTTAACACAGATCTTCTTTTTGCATCTACAAAATAAGCTCTATAAGATTCTGATGCAAATGATTCTGGGTTTTTAGATATACCAAATTCCCCTTCAAAAGGATCAGACTGTCCTAAAACTCTATTAGAAGCAGTTAATTGTGCGTTTCCATCAGCGTTATACAATATGTCTTTATCAGAATATATTCTAGTAACTTTATCTTCACAGAATGATAACAAATCATTATCTCTAGTAAATAACTTTTGTATACTACCGTATTCTAATGGAAGATCTTTTGTAATATCCTGCGCTGCTATAAACTCACTAAATCCATTGATATTACCCATAGGACTATATATACTAGAGAAAATTAAACCATTTTCTTTAACTTCTTGTTCGTATTTTTTTATTGTAGTAGTAGACGCTTTAATACCTGTTCGGATTAGAACATCGTTAAAATCATCTCTAATTCTATTTGATTCAACACCATTTCCAAAATCTATACAATTAAACCAATTAAGTCCAACTGAGTATTGATGATTGTCTTGTTCTTTTATTTTAAGTCTATTTATTACCCAATTAGTCTTACCACCGCTAATGTATTCTCTAACTCTAAAATCTTCAACTTCAGCTGTAACCCAATCTCCAGATCCTTTATCTATTCTTATAAGAAATTTTCCTTCTGTACCAAGATTTGAAAAATCTTGACTATCATCTCCAACAACCCAAACATCATCAGCACTAGGAGTGTAATTAGATGCTAATCCTTGTGTTAAAAAACAATCATTTCCAGCATCATCTGTATAAGTAGCCCATAAATTAGCACATCGAAATATATTTTCTTCTCCATTATAAACACCACTACTTGGTGTCTCCCAGTAATGAATGGTTGGTTGTGCACATGGTCCTTGTAATAAATCGTGACGCCAAGCTTCGTTGTTTGTAATAGGAGTCTCAGCTTGATTTATACACCAAATGGTACTTCCAGAAGGTGCAAATAACTCTCGTGTGTTTTCATTTATTGTTAATGGTATATTATCACTAGCTTCATAGTATAAATCTAATTCTAACTTTTCTTTTGGTTCAGTTTCCCAAACAGCTGGGCTTTGAGGTAATCCAATTACAAGTTCTCCAGAATTATCATTACTTACAAAAATCATCTTTTTCAAAACGTTAAAACTTGCTACATCAGCTAGATTTGTAGGATACCAAGTTTCTTGTGTTGGGTCTTTATCTAATTCCAATACATAAGTTACTCTTCTATTATTTCTATGTCCAAATTGATATATCATTTGTTGTAAGTACGCTAAACGTGTTCCAGCGCCACCCATATCCATAGCGTTACCATCAATATCGAAACTTACAGTACCACTAGTATCGTTTAAATATGACAATAAAGCTTCTTCTACAGAGTTATTTGAATAGCTACCAACACGATGTCTTTTCGCGAGTCTACTGTCAGCGTTTCCACCCGTGTCTTCTAACCAAGTAGTCCTCCATGATGTGTGATTATAAAATCTGAGTTTTTCTACTCTAGTTATTGTATAAATAATTTGATCAGGATCATCTTCAAAATAAAATTGACTATTTACTTCTAAATTATCTACAAACTTTTTTCGACTAACAACTTCATTACCACTAGCATCAACTGTAGGATCCCACATTGTTCTCCATTTCTTTTTAGAACTACTATTATAATAATTAGTTGGTGACGTTAAATCTGGATCTATAGAAGGCCATATATTTGTATCAAAAGGAAACGCGCTTAAAGCGCCGTCATTATAATTAGGAAATCTTATCCAACCTTGATTAGAAGTCCCGTTTAAATCAGGAACATATTTTATAACACCACTTCCACCACCACTATTAATAGTATATCCTGTAGTCCAGTTGGTGCTCACGGTCTCTGTTGGTCCGCATGTACTTGGATTGAACTGATAATACGTGCTTGTTGAAGGTGCTGTTTTAACTGGAAAATTTTCATTTTCACCAGCCATAGTTATACCACATCCACTAAATGAAAGATTTAAGTAATGTTTATTTTGATGATAAACATATCTTCTAGTACCTAATTGTGTTGTAGGTGCACTACCAATTGGAGTTAAGAGTTCTTGTGGTTGTGTTCTAAAAGATCTTTCTCCCATATCAGATAAATCAGAGGCAACACCAGCGGCATATTTATCGCCAGACGCTGTGAATATACCATCATACAAACCGCTCAACAACTCATCATAATCCGCGTTGGTTGCATTAAACAAATTGTCTGAAATAATATCAGTTGGTGTACCTGTCATAATACCGCTACATCCAACACTGTTATTCGCTGTGGTTTGTCCTGATGCGAAGAAAGTTGCATCAATAAAGAAACCTGCGGCACCATTATCGTGTTGGTAAAGAAGTGTTTCCCATTCGCTAAAAGTATTTGATAAAAGACTTGAGTGAGAATTATAAGTTGTCCCATCTCCACTTACAAGATTTCTATCTGTTAAAGTTAAAAATTTAGTATTACTAAGAACTAACCATTGTCCTAATCTAGTTTCAACATAGTTTTTTGTTAAAACGTCCCCCATAATTTTTACAAAAAATCTACCTTCAAATTCCTGTAGATCTTTATTTTCGACTTTAAATATTTCAACTGTTAAATTAGGATCTAAAGTATTTGCAGCAGATCGAATCCAACTATCACCGTCTTCAATAGGTTCTTTTAATTTAATCGCATAGAAAGCTTGTTCTATGCCTGTAGGGACTGTTGTGCTGTCAAGAGTACAACTTAGAATATCATATTTTTTTGATAAAATTTTAGTACCTGGTTCGATACCAGGTATAGAGAACTGAATAGCTAAAACAGTTTCGCCTTCAGATAATTTTGGTTTTAAATCTTGATTATTAAAACGATTCTGACTTGAATACCAAATAAATTTATCTATTTTCATGTACGACACACCCGCACCAGGCAACATATCAGGAACGTCTTGAGTTGCTGAGTAAGGAGATTCAAAAAATAATCCTGCATTGCCTGATGAAGTTTTTTGTAAAAGAACATCAACAGTAGTACCAGCATCATTAGTAAACTGATATTTTGAAGCTGTACCTAATGAATGATATTTATTTTTTATAAAGTCAGGAGCCTCGTTTTTTATATCTATTACTTTATATTTATTTTTTTGATTTAAACCGCTTCCAACACCTACTTTCCAAGCTTCACCAGCATTGATAGCTGGTTCACCTAGTCTTGGTTTTTTTAATATTAAATAGCTTTCTTCGTCAATCTTATTTCTATCTGATGAAGGAAAAGATATCCAAAGATTTTGATCGTCATTAGCAGGATAGGCCCTATCCATTGCTAAATTATAATATTCATCAGAAGTATCTTTTATATAAAATTTATAATATTTAGCCCAATCTGGTGGATTAAAAGATTTTAAAAAAGCCGTGATTTGTTTTGGATAATCAAAATGAAAAGGAGATGTTAAACTAGATTCTTCATTTGTAAATACTGGTGTCTCTCTACCATAATCATCTGAAAACAAAACACCAATTTGATAATTTCTAAGTGTTTTTATAGATTTACGACCTCTAGCCAAGTAACCTGGATCTAATTCTAATCCTGGCCAAATTGTTTTATTTATAAATTGACAACTTAGTGTTGGTTTTTCTGTTAAACTATAGTTTTTTGTATAATTACCATATATTAATCTATTAGACACTATTTCTTGTGCTAACGCTTTAATAGGTACACTATCCCAAGTTCTAAGTAGTTGTTCTTCAGGTAACGCGGAAATAATATTTTGTGACGTAATAATGTATTTACCAGTGTATGTATTATAAATAAAACCACTCGAGCTCCAACCATGAAAGTTAGTGCTATAACCTGTGCCCGCAGTAAAAGGAGCCATAGTGTTGGGATATGGAAATTCCCAATTGTTATAATAGTTACTGTCAACAGCTTGATAAGTCGCGGTTTCTATGTCTGGATCGTCTTTTTTTAACGTATCTATTACATAAACAGTATTGGAATTTTCTTCTTTATATAATATATCTATTTCTTCAACATCATCTGGTGTATCTCCACCTGCAAACGCTTGTAAAGTAATTGATTTTGTAGCATTTTGCATTCCTAAATTATAAGGTTCTTTTGTTGGTGCGTATAAAAAATTACCTGCTAAAAAAGCAACATTAGTCCAAGGACCAATAGCTGAATATTCTTTATCGGTATATTTAAATCTAGTAGCAAATCTAAAAAACTTTTTGTCGTTAATTGTTACGTCTGATGAGATTAATCTAATGTTCCAATCTACTAAACCAGTAGTGACACTCGGAGAAACATATTCTATTGTAACGCGTAATCTTTGTCTTTTACCAGTAGTTGTATAATCACTACTATATATAGCTCCAAAAACTTCTTTAACAATCATGCGTACTTCTTCTTCTCCAGCTCCTTCTGGTGGAAGAGGATTTGATTCTAGTGTTGCTACTAACACATCTCCAACTTTATAATCAAAGGGAAAGTTTATACTCTGTAACTCCATAAATATATTAGCCTCATCACCAACTTGTTTAAGTGAAAGATTTCGATCTCTAGCTATACCATAATATTGTTCCGTATCAGCATCAAGATTTCCTAAGTGACCATCTCTTATCTCAGTTGAGAAAGTCATAACAGGAGCTTTAGTTGGTTTTTTCTTTATAACAGTTATATCTTTTTCCTCTACATCTCTACCATGTATTTGTGTGTGATCATCTATATTAGTACTTAAAGTAGCAGCTGTTTTAAAAGTATTTATATTTAACTTTTTTGGCTCGCTATTATTATCAGTCCAATACAACAACCCATCTATTACGTTTATAGCTGTGATAATATCACCAGTAAAATTCAAAACGTTTTGGTTAGCGTCTACTAAAATAACATCATTAGTCTCACTATCAAAATCATATTCTAACACCGCGTCTAAAACATCACTTTTAACAAAGTAATATATTTTATTATTCTGTTCATCAGCAACAGCGCCAACACATGATGTACCCGCTTGATAAGTTTCTCCAAATACGTGACCACTCCACTTTAAAGTATTTCCAAGTAAACTTTGAACAACTCCAACATTAGAATCATCTGAAGTAGAAACTTGTACGTTCATCGCGTCTCTATACTGTCCATTTGGCACTAACCTCGCGTCAAGGTCTTTATTCATTTTACCCTGACTAAAAGTGTTTTTAATCTCTGGCATATTTTAGTGTTTTATCCACTTAGATTTACCTCTAAGTATTTGAGTGATTTCTTCTAGTTTAATATTTGATAATCTTAATTTAGCCGTTCTAATAGCCGCTGTTTTTTCTTTTTGATATCTTCTAACAACATATTCAGGCACGCCTGGTCTTACACAAGTTATCGCATAAAATATCCATTTATATATAGCCTCTTCAGCAAATTTATGTACTTGCATTTCCCCATCTGTACCTAAACCATCACTTATATAATGTAAAATAATAGTTTTACCATTTAAACTAGAGCTAAAATGTATTTTTCCACTATTACAATCAATAAAATAAGATCCGTTTACTTGAGAATGTTGAGGATCTATACCATATCTTTCGCCTTTAGTTAAATCATATGTTCCATCATCATATCTATCTGCATTATCATTTGGTGTATGACTTTTATAATTTGACCAAGTATCTGATGATGTTTCGTAAAACAGATAATCTGAATGATTGTTAGGATCTGTTAGCGTTACGTTGCTTATAGAGAAAGTAGAAGTTGTACCTGCGGCGTTTGTACATAAAAAACCTAAAGCATTACTATGCCAATTTGATGGTGTACTACTTAAATTTCCCCAATCTATATCATATTCATAATCTCCATTTCCTGTAGTTGTATCAAAATACACGTAATTTCCACTTGGAAGATATAGAATAGGAGTAATAACAGTATCAGTAGTCCAATTAGTAACCGTAAAATTTAATCTATAAGGAATATTTTGATCTAAAGTTGAATTAATATCATCAAAATTAAATATCATTCTAGAATCTGGACCAGTAGCGGCAAAATCAATAGATTCTGGTGTTGATCCAGGAGAGTGTGTTATAGTTCCAGTTATGTTTGGTATTAAATTCCATAAAGATAAATCTGAATTCTCATCTCCATATGGTGGTAAAAAAGATGTATCAAAGAAATAACTACCATCTTCTTCTTGTTTTATATTTTTTGGGTTTGATGTTTTTGATGTTGGATATATAATATGCTCTACTCCCGCAGAATCACTCCATGTTAACTTTATATAATTTACATAATCATGAGGAAGTTTCATAGTAAGAGATGGTGGAAGTTCTATTTCTTGAGATTTACAGGATTTAAACGTATCAAAAGATAGTTCCTGCATAGCTCTTTGTGCGTGAAAAGCAACTTCTGATCTCCCTATCTTACTTATTATTTTGTCTCCCCCAACATAAGCAAACATGAATTGATCGATAATATTATCTAAAGAAGTAAATTGATAACTACCTAGATTACCACCTTCATAATAAGCTTGTTCTGTTGTATTATCTAATAATCCCATTTATTTATCTTTTTTCTTGTTGAATAGTTTCGTTTTCTTCTGTTGACGCTACTTGATATAAAGAATTGTCTTTAAGAGTTATACCAGCCAGTTCTAATATTTTAAAAACTAATTCTACTTCTTCAGAATCATGTAGTTCAAAATTTGTTGAATTTGTACTGTTATATATAGCTTTACCTTGTACAACTGTATAAGCCCACTTAACAGCTTCAGGTCTTCTGATATAATTAATATCTATTTTATCTATACTACTTGGATTAACAATTATTCTAGTGTCTTTCATATAGTAAGCTGGTCTAGATAACGTTGGTTTTCCTAAAGGTGTGTTTCTAGCTACCATAAACTGTCTATGACTTGATCTTTCTACATCAACCCCGTAACCAAGCGTTGTATTATTATATCTAACCTGTCCTAATCTATAAGAATCACTTGGTAAATCAAATGGGTTAGAACCAGGTCCAATCGTAGTTGATTTATGGAATAATTCTATTTTGTCTTGTAATATAGTTACAGGATCTGCATATAATGTATCGTTACCTGGTGTTTTTAAAAATTGATTTAAATCATAAAAGTACTGTTCAAATATATCCATTTGAGCTTGGTTAGCAAATAGGTTAAATTCTTGCGGTGTTATATAACCTCTTTGTTCTTTATTTGCTAAAAGTAAAACTCTTTGATACACTGTATCTATATTTACCATAATTTCTTTTTAATTTGTAGTTACGATCGCCCCGTAGGGCGACCGCTCTACAGTTAGATTATTTTAATCTTTTTTCTATATTTGCATATATTTCCATACCTTCATCAGTTTTAAACCAATGCGCTAAAGCGGTGTATGGGTGCTCGTCAAAAGGAACTGTCATTAACTTTCTATCATTAGAACCCCATAAAAAGTTTCTTTGATCAGAAGATAATTTAATAATTCCATGTTCAGTTGCTTTTATACCAAAATTTCTAAGTACAACGTTATCATCAGAAGCTAATTCTAAGAACAATCTAGGGTTTCTTTTAGCAAACACTAATAAATCACGTTTAAGCTCTTTAGAACTCAAGTTAGATACCTTAGAACCAATCTCCGCTCTCATAACTGCTTCTGCTAAATCAATATCCATATTTCTAGCAGCTATTAAAGCATCTACTTCTAACTCCATGATATCAACTTGATCTTCAGCTATTTTAACCGGTTTCCACTCTTCATAAATCTTATCTCTATGAGGGTGATATAAAGAAAGTAATTGTTGTAATACTACTTTCTCTCTAGGAACCGTTAAAGCTCCATTTCTAAAAACAATATGTGATAATCTTTGATCACCTTTCATTTCATCAACAAAACACGTTCTTTGATTTTCACAATATTTTAATTCTCTTTCGTAACCTTTTTCTTCGTCAAAATAAAATATATTAGCACTTCTTATCATTTTACTTAAAGGTTTTTTACCTCTTTTTAAATAATAAACTCTATTTTTAATTTCCCAAACGTCACTTTCTTTTTTTTCAGTTACTTTTAAAGGATTATAATCTTTAAAATAAGGTTCTTCAATAATATTTTCTTCTACTTGAACCTTTTCTACTTGAGGTTCTTTTACTTGAACCTCTTCTGCTTGAGGTTCTTTTACCTCAATTTTTGTTTCTTTTTTCTTTGCCATAATATAATATATAATAAAATTAATAAAAATAAAAGGGCCGAGGCCGAAGCCTCGACACTTTTAATATATGAATGATTAGTTCATTAACATAAAGTTGTTAGCACCTTGAGTAACCAACGCTCTTTCAGATAAATAATGTATCTCCATAGCGTCTAAATCAGAAGTTACAGCTCCAACAGAACCAGTAACCCAAGTTTTTAGGTATCTGTTATCTGTTTGAGAAGCTCTAAATCTAACATGTAAGAAAGGTCTTTTCATGTTTCTACCCATCATTTGATCATAAACAGAAGATACTCCAGCAGGAACAATAACTCCTCTGATAGCACCAACAGTATTAGTAGAGTTAATACCACCTCTACCATCTTGTTGGTTTAAGTATTTCCAGTCAGACTTATAGAAATCATAAGAACCTCTACGGAAACCAGCAAAACCTAAGTTTAATGCCATTTGTTCAGAGTTATCAAACACACCGTAAGAAGTACCACCTGATCCATAAGAATTCATTGAAGCTAACATGTCATCAATTGCTAAAGCAGTTGTTCTATTAATAAACATCATGTTCTCTTCAATAGCTCCGTTTTTATCAAACTCAGCTAAAATTGCGTCAAACTCAGCTAAATCAGTAGCAGCGTTAACACCAGTTACACCGGAAGTTTGATTACCTCTAGATTCAATAGCGTTAAATAAACCTTGATGACCGTTATTAACACCTGTACCTAAAAACTCATCAACAGATTGATTAGCAGCTGTTGCAGAACCAGGTACACTTTCTATCATAGACATCTCTAAATAATCCATGAATCTCATTCTAGTTTCAGCTTCAGCCTTAATGTACCATAAGTAACCTCCAGAACCGTCTTCACTAGAAACTTCTACCCAACCAATTTGAGCAGTATCAGAACCTGATACAGCATACTTATCTTTCATGATAATTGGTTTGTTAGTATAAGTTTTGTGATCTGGCTCGTTTTGTCCAGTTCTACCAGCAGTTCCTTTAGCATATTCAGAACCAATAACTAATACTGTTAAACTAGTATCATCATCGCTTCCTTGAGCAAAACCTAATGTTGCTAAAGTTTCAGTAGAAGATCCAGCGTCATATACAGCGACACTAAAAGCATCAGTAGGAGTAGCTGTTGGTTCAGATGTAACAATAACTACAGCAGTAGTATTAGAATCAGCAATTAATAATAAATCGTTTTTTCTAATACCATGAGTAGTAGTAATTGCTCTACCATCAATATCTTGCTCGATAGCTATTTCACCACCATTATTAGTTCCACCAGCGGTTGATTGGTTATCATCATGTTTAACATATCCTTTATATGCCAAGTGTAATCTACCTTGCTCTGACCAAATAACTTGATCTGAAGCCATAGCTTCCTCAGCACCTACTTGTCTTAAAAAACCTGCCATAGTTCTATTTCCATAAGCTTCCGCTTCTGCAGCTAAAACATCTGGTAAGTATTGCTTCGCCCAGCCGTCGGCAGCTGTTGTGAAGTCTAAATAATTGCTAGCTAGTGCTTTCATCACCGGTGAAGGTGTTAAATTACTAGCCGTTGCACTTGTAATTGCCATTTTTAAATTGTTTTAATTTGTTATTTATTTTTGATTTTAAATTTGAAATCATTAGAATTATCACCTACCATTTTAAATTTAACGCCACCCGTTTCAAATTCTCCAGTATGTGCCTGTCTAGGATTCATATCAATGTTCTTAGACTTGGCAATACTATCTTTTAAAGCGTCGGCTTTACCTTGTTCATAGAAGTGATTAGCAATATTATCTGCGTTCATAGCTGTAAATATAGATTTATGATAACCTCCTGCATCTTCCATTTCATTATTATTGTTCAAAAACCTTTTGACAAAATTATTAATGTCACTTTGTGTTTGCTTTACATTATCTATATCATTTACATTATATCTATATTTTTTTTCTCCGACGTTATATTCAAAACCTTTGAATTTATCGTTAAAAACTTCATTAGTTTTTTTATTAAAAATAGATTGTGAACGTTCAGATATTTTTGATCTTTCTTCTGACTCCTTGTTGTATCTATTAAAGAAATCTACAGCTTTTTGTTGATCTTTTGTAAGTTTAGATCCAGCTTTGATGTCTTCATAGTATTTGGACTTTGCACTGTCCAAGTGTTGCTTTGCTTGAGCAACTTGCTCTTTTAAAGCTAATTTTTTTCTTTTTATATTTATATCCTCATCTGTTTCTTCGTCATAAGAAAATTGATCTTCCATTAAGAAATCAATTTCCTCAGAATTTAAATGAGGTTTAGTTTGTTTATAATATTCCCGTAATAAATCATTATCATTTAATTCAGAATAATTTTGATTCAATCGAACATAATCATTTATATCCCCACCAGTTTCTTCCATGAAGTCTATTAGTTTTTGAACATTTTCAGGAAGTTCTTTTCCAGTTTCTTGAGCTTCAACTATAGCTTCTTTAGTTTCTTCAACTAACTCTTCAACTTTTTCTTCTACTTCTTCATCAGTTATTTCTTCTAATATTGGAGTTTCTTGTGTTTGTTCTTCCGGTTGTACTTCTTCTTGTTCTTGTGTGGGCCCGGTGTCCTCGGATTTAACATCCTCAGTGACTCCTGCTTCGTCAACATTATCTTCTGTAACTTCATTTTCTTTGGTTTTTGGTTTACTAAAATCTACTTTTATTACCTCATCTTTTTTATTAAGGTTTTTCATAGATTTTTTTTTCTTAACTTTTAATTTATCAACCTTATCATCTAATTTTGGTTGTTCGATAGTCTCTTCAACTACCTCTTCTTTTTTTCTTCTTGTCATAATAAAATATTATATAATTAATAAAAATTTGTTTATCTAGGTTCGTAAGCCCCTAAATCAAAACCACCTTCTATTATATCATTACCTGCTGATTCAAAATTTTTAGGTGGTTTATCGTTTTTTCTTTGATCAATCAACTCTGATTGTTGACTTGCTTGCATTTTTGTTCTTTTATCTTTACGATCTTCTTTTTGATCTTCTCTTTGTTGTAAAGTTTGTTGATCTATTTGTCTTAACTGCATGTTATACTCAAATTCTTGAGCCATTAGTTGTTTTTTAACCTCAGCTTCTTGCATGAGTTTTTGAGAATCTAACTGTGCTTTTATTTGTTCCAAACCAGCTTCTGCTTGAGATTTAGCAGCTTCTTTTTGAACTTCTAATTGCGCAGCGGCTTGTTGTGTCTGCATATTAGCTTCTGCTTGCATTTGAATATTTCTTTCTGCTATCATTTGATCTTTAGCTTGTTTTTGCTGTCTACGTAGTTTTAATAATTGATTAGCTAACTTTAAGTTTTTAATCTCTCTAACGTCTATAGCATCTTCTAGTTCTATAGATTGTTGAGCTAAAGCTTGTTGAATATTATTCTCTAATAAAGCTTTTTCTTCTTCATCTGGAGATAATTCAATAAATATACCAAAATCATGTAAATACATTTCTGTAAGATCATCTAAAACACCAACGTTTTGAGCACCTATTGATTGAATAAAAGATGTTTTCATTGGTGAATATTCTAAAATATCAGCAACTCTAAGAGATATGCATTCAGCAGTTTCAGCTGTTAAAAATAATCCAGCTTGGAGTATATGTCTAGTTGCTGTATTTGAGTTTGCAGCCGCTAGTTTTTGAACGCCAACTAAAGCATCTTTATCTGGTGTAGTAGCATCTCTAGCTTCGTTTAAACCAGTTACATCTCTTATCATCTGAAGATAATAATTATAATTAGCTATAAGTGATTGTAGTTTTTGGCCACCACTTCCACTGGTTATTTCTTGAATAGGAACTTTACCTGGATTCATATCACCTTCAGAAGTAAAACTTCTACCAATTACAGACCCAGTTTGGAAGAACATGTTTAATGCTTCTTGTGGATTGTAATTTGTACCATTACCCAAATCAATTTCAGCAAGTCCATCAGCGTCAAGATACACACCATCTGGTACCATACGTGACATTACTTGCTGTAATTTTAAATGGGTAAGTTGAATCATATCTGCAAATCCAGTTATTCTTTTAACTAATGATTCTATTTTACCCTTATACATTCTAGGTGCTATTATAGAGTAATTCATTTTAACTTTACTCAAATCACTTTTAGAACGCATCATGTTTTTAGACATTTCCCATTTAAGTAATTTATCTGATCCTAAGACTAACGCTCCTTCATATAAAACCTCTATTTGTCTAGCCAATCTAGCATAAGAACCCTGTTTTTCTTTTGGTGGGTTAAACGTATCGTCTTTTTCTATAGCTTTATCTCCTCCAGTTGCAACCTGTTTTACTTTATAAACTTCGTTCATATATGTCTTATAATTAAAATATAAAACTTGAACTTTATTTTGATCTATTTTATTTTTTTCGACATAAGAATTATAGTAATTAGATTGTTCTGGAACTCTACTATTAGATATTTCGTTTAAATCTGAGTCAGTAAGATGTGGGAATTGTTTAGCTAATTCATTAATAGGTAAAGTTTTTACTTCACCAACATAATATATGTCTTCAAAATAAGGTGATTCTGTATATGAATACACTAAGTCAGCTGGATCTACGTATTCAACAGTAACACCATCTGAAGTATTAAAATTTGTTTTAACAGCACCTATACCCAAAACAGTAAGATCGTAATAAAAACGTTTTCTAGTTAATTCATATCTATTTTTTTCAAACAAAGTATTAATAGCTTGTTCTTGTGCTATTTCTATACCTTGTTTATAAGTTAATTGCATATGAAGAGCTAGTTCTTCTTTTGTTTCAGGAAGAGTTTCTTTAGGATTTGTATATAGATCAATATTAAAAGCTTGTGCTACATAATCATTAAAGTTTTGATTATCCATATCGTCTATTATAGACTGCATATATGTAGATCTTTGCGCTGTACCATAAGGATCTTGTGAATAAGCTTTTATATCATAAGTTCTTTCAGCAATACCATTTACAACTATATCTACGAATTTAGGAATAATTGGAACTGGTTTCCAATCTAAATTAAGATAAGATAAATCACCATTTATTGATAATTCATCTTTATATTTTTGAATTGATTGTTCGCCTCTAGCATACAATCTTAATGAATGAAAGTTATTTTTATTATTAGTATATCTATGATAATTTCTATCAACACTAAACCATTCGTTTTCTATAGCTTTAGCTACTTTTAAACCATAGTCATAGCTTAGTTTCTCAACATCACTTACAACTTGACTAGGAAAATCATTATGTACAGACTCTGCCATATTTATCGTTTAATTATTTTTGACATATTACCATCGTTTTTATACTTAGATATATGTATGTCTAGTTTTGGTTTTTCTATTTTTGCATTTGGTGCGTATAAATGTCTATTACAAGCCATTATAGCTAATCCAGAACTAATAGTCGCATCAAATTTAGTTCGTTTAGTTATATCAAATCTTGCCCAATCATTTAATGTTCTATTAAAATATATATTACCATAATTACCCTCTCCCATGTGTCCAACATGTTGTTGTATATACATTTCAATAGCTGCCGCGTGGGCTTGTTTTATATCTTCGCTAGAATTTGGTATTCCACCTATTTCTTTTTCTGCGACAGATAGTTTATTCCAAGTTTTATCTGGACGATTCATACTAAAACCTCTATAACCTCTTCTTCTTAAATAGTATAATAATCTAGGTTTATTGTTTTCGCATAAAAGTGGCATACTGTAAAATACTAATGCCATTAAAACATCTTCAAAAAATATTTCAGCTGTTGGAGGTCTAGCAACATACTCTAGAAACATATGATTTGGTGGGCAATCTTCCATGCTAAACTTAGTAAGACCGTGTAAAGCTCCATTTGACCCTCTTTCATCTACAGTTCCTGATATATCATAACTATCACAACCAAAGGCACCCATATGTTCGTTAGCTGGAAAATTAATTCCGTTCTTAACTATTATTTTGTTTTGCAAATGTATTGGTGGAGTCCAACTAATTTTAAACCTTCCTTTAGGATCTGGATAAAAAATTACTTGTGTATCTTTTACTCCATTTACCCACTGAAAATTACCAGTACTTATATTAGCTGACGTACCTATACCATCATTGTAATCTATTTGCTCGTATATTTTTACAAGATTAAATATAGAGTTTTTAGCTTCATCTCTAAACGCGTGCTCTTCAGTTCTTGGAAATTGTCTATAAAACTCGTTTAAAGCATCTTGATCTGATTTTAATCCTTCGACCTCGTTGTCCCAATGTTCTATAATACCTATATCTATTAATTCACCGTCTGGTCCGAACACATCATTATCTGGATTATTAAAGACTGGTATACCGTGTTCGTCAATAAATCCTTCATAGTTCCATTCCATTGGGATAAAAAGAGAATATAAACCAGACTTTGTTTGTCCATTACGGTTTCGTTGGGTAACGTCGGAATCATAATATAATTTTTTAAAATTGTCTCCACCTTTATCTAGCGCATTTGATGTACTTCCCATCATGCACTTTCCTACTATTCTACTACCTAATCTTAAACAAGTTTTTGTAACTCTCCAATTGTTTAATATATTATCAGGTCTCTCCCATTTACCACTTTCATCATGAACTAGTAGATTTAGTTTTTCTCCATCGTAACTATTATCACCAGTATTCTTCCAATCAATCGTTGTATCTAATCCTTCTAATTCTTCTACTTTTTCATTAGAAGTTATTTTCTTTCTTGTAAATTTACTAGCTGGTACTCTATATGCTAATTCTGTTTTAGGTCTATCCATACCATCTTGTATGGGTTTAAAGAAAAATGGATAGTTAACACTAATCGGAACGACTTTGTCGGTGAACATTTTTTTTGCATCTGAACCAGTTTTAGAAAGTATACCATATCTAGCATCGCTTGATATAGTTGCTAAATTAACTGTTTCTGCTGAAGACATAAATGAAAATCCAGATCTACGATTTTTAAGATAACACATGCCATAGCATCTTTTATCCGCCTTACAAGCCTCCCAAAATATGTAAAACAATCTATTTGCTTCTCTAAAATCTGGAGCGCCTACATCTATTTTACTCCATTGTAAATACATATAATGTGTACCGGTTATCCAAGTTGGTTTGTTATTATTAATAAACCAAAAACCTTCTTCTCTTCTTTTAAATTCTTCATCTATATAATCATACCACTGTTCTTTATTTTCATCTGGATAACTTCTCCAATCAAATATATTTTTAATTTTACTTAATTCTTTTGGATACTCTTGTTTAACCCATTTATTGTTTGGATGTTTATATATTTTTTTTGGTGCTTTAGGTAAAGCGATTATAAGATTTTGAATATCTATAATCTCACCTATAACCCCATTTCGAGACAATACAATTATATCGTGTTCTTTATTATAACCGTATTTCCATTTTTTACCTCGATTCATTCGGGTAATAGTAGTTCTTTTTATAGGTTCTACAACCTTAACTAAACTTTGCTCGTACATTACTTAGATCTACCTTCTGCGAATCCTTTAAAGACTTCTTTCTTTCTCTCTTCAGGTGTTTTTCCCTCAAGCAAGTTTTCTTCTTCTTGGATTCTATTAAGTATTTCAAATGCGTCAAATATAGCTAGTTTTTTAGTAGCCGCGGCATTTTTTAATCTATCTGCTGATATATCATCATCAGAATCTACAATTGGTTCTTTAGCTACTTTAATTAACTCATCTACAGCTTTCTGCCCAGCTTGGATTATATTCTTCTTCGTCTCCTTGATATTCATATTTAATTGTAATAAATTGTGTCATAACTCTATATAATCTTTTTCCATCTATAATAAACTCATATGTAGAAAAAGGTGTAAACCCAATCAATTCCTCTTTTTTATATTCACCATCAGTATACTTAACCACTCCAACACAATATTCTTCTGTATCAACCCCTAATTTTTTACGTTGTTTTATTGGTTGTACGAAACAATATCCGTTTAATGCCTTCCAATCTTTATCTCTTTTATATAAAAATATTTGATCTTCTTTTACGAGATAAGTATTTTCGTCAAAAAAACTTCTACTATTTTTCTCTACTCCATGTTGGTTATGCCATCTTCTAAATATATTATGATGAACTATAACAGTATCTCCTGGTCTTATATCTGTCTTAAAAGCTGTAGGAATAGATTTAACAATAGCTTCTCTATTTACAAATTGATGATTAAAAATTTCAGTATTTAATATAAGATTTTT